TGGGAGAATAGTTTTTATGAATATGAATTTAATACAGAAACTATAACGGCTGATGCTGCTTTCGTTGCTTATAAAACTATCACATTTGATACATTAGACATACCAGAAAGTGCGGAGTACGTTTGGGAAATGCGATTAAAGCAAATGAGAAACGAGGCAGGAACAAGTATAATTTCCAACTTTGCCGTATCTTATTTACTAAGCAATAATTACCTTGAATTTTTACCTACTGGTGCCGTATCAGGACAAAGCGATATTCTTGAATATGGTTCTGATAACGACGATAAATCTTCCACAGTATTTAGCCTTGATACATACATAGGTGATGGGCCAAGTAAAACAACAGATGGAGGATTAAAGGTTCTTGAATCTGGCACTTATGAAAATAGTAGCAGTTGGGATGTAGGCAACGGATCGGGCTTTAATAACGTCACACAGCTATTAGTAAATGAAGTTATACGCGGTCAACTTACACCAAAGCTACGCATGGTAGATATGCCATTCCAAAATTTATCTGTTGATAATCCTTACCTTCCTCATAAAGTGATAGAATATTCATCCGGATATTACGTTTTTGAAAGAGGTAGTTTAGATTTAAAAACAGAGATTTGGCAGGGTGATTATTTTAAAATAGAATTAGATGCCTAACTATACAGAACGGACAGTATTATCTAAGCCTCGCGACTTTGCCGACGTTGCAAACAATGCCGGAAGTGGAGGAGTGGTAAATAATAATGTTACAGAGACAATAAACAATGTCACGGTTACAGGTTCAGCCATTGCAATATTTAATCAAGAATTTCTTGATACTACTTCCAATATTTTGACATGGACGCAGAATAGCGGAAAACTACCCACAACTAATTTAAACGCTTCTATTCACGTTTACCAGAATGGGCAAAAATTAATAGATAGCCAATATAGTATCACATTACCTGCAACCATTACCATAGATTCAAACAGCCATTACGATGGAAGTAATTACATTGTATTTGCTATAAACATAAATTAATGGAAGAAATAAAAGCACCTAAAAAAGAAAGAAAGTTTTTAAAAGCCGTTGGGAATATTGCCAAAGTTTTAGCAAATGAATTAGTCATGGGAATAGCTCGAAAGTTTATAGGCAAAGCTATTGACAAAGTAGGCAATAAACGGCAAGGGCTATCAATGGCTTTAATTATTATTGCCTCTACTTTTGCTATTGCCCAATATCCAAACACGGGTAACAAGCAAAGATTGGGTTTCCAGACCACCGCCGACGGGCTTGTTTGGCGCGGTTCAATTTCCGACACAGCATCCATACAACCAATAAACAACCAAAACGCATGGGTAATTATTGACACAATAAATTTAAAATTATACTCTTTTGATTTTACTTCCAACGTTTGGAATTTAATTAGCGGTGGTGGTGGTTCTAGTTTTACACAGCCTGTAGATTCATTGTTTTTTAATGTAGGTGTTCCTACGAACAATGTCGATACTGCAAAAATGCGATGGGATTCTGATTTGGCAACCGTTGTTTTAGGTTTAAATGACAATGTACCAAATGAAATTGGATTTAAAAACTTTTGGTTAGTTAAGAATCAAACAGGCTCGACCATTACCAAAGGTAGTATTGTTTATGCTAATGGCACGGTTGGCGCAAGTGGCAGGATAACGGTTGCAAAGTTTATCGCTAACGGCTCAATAGATGCAAAATATTTACTTGGAATAACGGCACACGATTTAAGTAATGGTGAGAATGGGTATGTTATTTCATTTGGCAAAATAAGGCAGGTTAACACTGATACCTTTGCGGCTGGTGCGATCCTTTACCCTTCGCCAACGGTTGCAGGTGTTTGGACAGACGTTGAACCAGTTGCACCTAATATTGATATGCCTATTGGCTTTTGTATCAATTCAGCAATAAACACAGGAACAATAGCAATACGAGTGGCATCGGGTTATAAATTATCAGAGCTTCATGATGTTTCAATTACATCACCTGTTGAAAGTTCATCTTTGTATTATAAAGGTGGTTTATGGAGAGATACAACGGCAGCTCTTTTAGTTAGTGATACATCATCTATGCTTACTAATTATTTGCGTAGTGGCGTAGCGGCTTCGACTTATCAAGTAAAGTTGAATGGCACTGGTTTTGTCAAAGCAAGTGGAACAACGATAAGCTATGATAATTCAAGTTACTTGCGCACGGGACTTGCTGATTCAAGTTATTTAAAATTGACAGGTGGAACGTTGACAGGAGGGTTGACGGGAACAAATGCTGTCTTTTCAGGAAGCATGGCAATAGGTTTCCCTTTTGCTTATAAACCTTTAGAAGTTTTTTCAAATGTAAATGATTTTGTTTCAGTTGGTACAAATGAAATCCAACAATTTCAATGGGCAGGTATTCACTTTGGATATCGTCAACCCAACTACGACTATCGTTCAAGTGCCATTGTTTTTCAAAGAAACGAAATTCCTCCTTATATTGATGCAACTGGAAAAATACATTTATTAAATGTATCATACGCAAATGGAGGAAGAAGTGCAGATTTAAGAGACGCAAAATTAACTATAAGTAATATTGGTGGTTATGTTGGCATAAATGATACAAGTCCTGAATACCAATTAGATGTCAATGGAACATTTAACGCAAGTGGAAATAGTTTAATAGGTGGTACACTTGGTGTTAGTGGAGCAACAAATATATCAAATACACTAAGCGCAACAACAGGAACGTTTACGGGATTAAATGTAAACAATACAACTACGCAAGGTATATTTACTTTACAAGGAGCAGATAATAATACTGCAACACGGATTGATTTTAAAACAGGAAATGAAATAAGAAGGCAAATAATAGTTCCAACTGCCGAAAGTAATATGCAATTTAGAACTTCAACTATTGGAGGTACCGAAGGAGGTTATAGTTTTTATACTCGCAGAAATCTAAATGCTGAAAATTTAGCATTTAATATAGACCTTGATGGTAATTCAAATTTTTACGGCACACTTGGAGTAACAGGCGCAACCTCATTGAGAAATAAAACATTTGTTGGCAACGTTACCGACAATACTCCAATCTCGGGGGAAAATCACAATATAAGACTTGAATCAAATGATGTTTCAAGTATTGGATTTCATGACTATCTTAACACAATAGGTAACATAAAATTTTCGGGTGCAACTGGATTTGTTATTGGCGCAAGCGACGGATTATACGGTCCACACTCGACAACAATCGCTGGAAACGCGACTTTTTCCGCACCTTTGACAGTCAACTCCTCCGCCGTGTTTAATGAAGCCGCAACTGATTCCGACTTCCGCGTTGAAAGTCAAGCCAACGCACATATGCTTTTCGTGGATGCCTCAACAAGCAGGGTGGGCATTGGTTATGCGTCACCGACAAAGACACTTGATGTAAATGGGGAGTTAAGGATAAACACGGTAACGGCAACGCCGACAAGTTTACTTGGAAAAGACGGGAGCAACGTGGTGGGAAATGTAACTTTAGGAAATAGTTTAACTTTATCGAGTGGCACATTGAGTGTAAATAATAAAATTACTAATATAAATACATCTTCGTATAGTATTTTATCAACTGATTATTATATTGATAATTTTAATAGTTCATCAACAACTATTGTTTTACCATCAGCAGCATCAAATTTATATAGAGAATTAAAATTTAAAAATTCCTCTACTGGTGCATTGACAGCAAATGTTGATATTATACCTTTAAGTGGAAGTGGTACAACTACAACTATATTATCAGGAACTAATGCTAAATGGTGTACTATTGTAAGCGATGGTGCTGATTGGCGAATTATGCAATCAAACTAAAAACATAAACATGAAACAAATCATTTTCTTTTTATTATTTGTATCTCAATTAAGTGCACAATCTATCACTTTTGATACATCGTATGTTAAAATCATTGACAATGCTTATTACCTTATTTATCGTGCAGATTATACTGACGGTGGGTATTATGAAAAGGCTTCCATTATTGGTGATACAAGCCAACTGTACAACGGTGCTATGGCAAGTTTTGAAAACAATGCAAATAACTTTGCTGACAAGGTAATTGCTTATTATGACTTCGGAAGGAAAACAACGGCAGCCATAAGAGAGAATAATAATATTCAAGAATTAACAGGCAAAAATCCATTGGATACTATTCTTAAAAACAATGCAGCATTTTATACAGATAACAAATGGCAAATAACGTCACTTGGAACAACGTTAGCTGTTGACTTTAATTACAATAAAACAACAACTACATTAAGGTATTTAGTCGAAGGTTCAACGGCTAAAATCGTTTACGTATTTTCAAAGTTTGCCATTAGATTAATAAGTTATCCAATCTTAGGGCAATTCATTGACTTGTATTGGGAGGAGGCAAAAAATAGGTATATTTCACAGGATGGCAAAGTAATTTTGAGGCAGTTAAAACCAACTAAATGAAAGCAACCTTAATAAACTTTTTGCATCTTGGATGGGAAAAAATAACTTATGCGATTTGTTGCGGCTGGATATTTTCCTTCTTTGTTCCGATTAAAGGATTCTTGATTTTTACAATTTTCGTGGTTTTTGCTGACATGGCGACGGGAATCCTGGCTGCAAAGAAAGAGCAACAAAAGATAAATAGCAAAGGGCTTTATCGCACAATGGAAAAGATAGTCGTTTATTTCTGTGGTATCCTCATATTCGAGGGTGCAAGGAATACGTTTAGCCTTCCAAATATAACGTACATGGCAGCGTTCTTAATAGCAACGGTGGAATTGTATTCTATTTCGGAAAATATTAAACGGATTACTGGTGTAAATTTGGGAGTTTTAATCACACGTTTTTTTAATCGTTAAAATAAATAATATGCAGACTAATTTAAAAGAAGCCTTAAAATCGGCTGATACAGTTAAAAGTCCACTTGGTGACGTGGCTTGTTATTCGATGAACTTTGCGGAGTTGGCAAGTGAAATAAACGTTCATCTTGAAGGCAACAAGGTTAAATTTACCTGGCGAGAATACATCCAACTTGCCCAAATAATTTGGGATAAGATAAAGGAAACATCAAGGGAATGCGCTGGAAAGGAAATTGAGGTGAAATTACCTGCAAAGTTATCAATCGTAGGTGCGGCTTTCGCATTGATTGGATTCAAATTATAGGCGCAGAAGAATCGCTACCTTAGGCAGCCGAGGGGAGTAGATTAATTTCTATTCCCCTTAAAAATAATAAAAAATATGAAAGCAAATGATTTTGTAGTATGCGTGGATGCTGGGCATGGTGGGTTAAGAAAAGGGATAGGGCCTGATAAATACGTTACATATCCATCAAAATGCTTCCAACATAAGCATGGTAAATTCCATTCTTATGGATGGTTTTTTGAAGGCGTGTTCAATCGCTCTGTTGCCAACTTTCTTGAGCAGTTTCTTATTGATTATGGTTTCCAAGTTAAGCCAGTATATGAACCTATCAATGATACATCACTTAACAAACGATGCCAGCTTGTAAATAGCTATTCTACTTTAGGCAAGGCTGCCATACTTGTTTCCATTCACGGCAATGCCGCAGCTTCAACAACTGCCAGAGGATGGGAAGTGTTTACCTCTCCCGGTGAAACAAAGTCGGATCTCCTTGCTACCATGATAGGCAATGAAATAAAAGATGCTACTCCGGGCTGGGTGCATAGGCATGATTATAGTGATGGTGACCTTGATAAAGAAGCAAGGTTTCAAATGTTGACAGCTACAAAGGTGCCGGCAGTGTTAACAGAGAATGGATTCTTTACCAATTATAACGATGCTGTGTTAATGATTGACAGAGAATGGCAAGAGGCAATAGCTAAAGCTCACGCAAAGGGAATACTTGAATATGCCATTGCGCAAGGTGTGGAGTGGTAATAAAAAAGCCGCAGGAATAACACCTGCGGCCAAACAAAACACTATTACTCACCACTAACCTATGTCTTCAATATCTTTTTAAACATATTAGATGCTTTGGCTTTTACTTCATCTTTTTCACTCGTATTATTTATAATCATAAATAATATAGCTAACATTCTTTCCGGATTCATATACTCTAAAAACTTCCTTCCAGAGCCATCGTTACCGGAGTAAAATTGCAATATACCACTATTAGTATTTACAACATTATTTTTATTTATAGGTTTAGGGTATTTCTCAACCATCATTAAACCTTGCTTAATTTCGTTAGTTTTTAAAAATTTAGTTATTTCCATTACTGTTTATTTTTAAAAGTGTTAGTTTAGTTTCTTCTTGTCGTATCCTGGTGGCTAAATAATCGACGTAAAAATAATTAATCTTTCGTCTCATTGTCTCCTCCATGTATGCCAGGTTCAACCGGTGGAGTTTCTTTTTTATAACCAACTCTTGCATCATTTTCGTAATAAGTTTTAGAAATTAACGCTATTTGAAAAGCGTCTATTTCGTCTTGTGAAAGTTTTTTATTTCCATGCACCTCTAACTTCATTGCCTTTATGACTGACATACAATAATCAATAGTCCATTTGCTGCCTTTGTGCTGCGGTGAAATACCTTTTACTTTATGGCCATTTAATTCTAATAAGTCAATGATAGTCCTGGATGCTCCTTGATTCATGCCGACGTTTCGGCTAATCTTGTTACTGGCTTTTACATTGGCGTGTTTACGAAAAGTGATATTTTGGAGGGAAGAATCTTCTACACAAATAGCACAATCTCTCTCCCATGTTAAGCTATCCATTATCCATGCAGCCAGATTCTTATACCTTCCAAAATAGACTTTCTTATCATCAATCACGCATACTGCCAAACCATTTAGCCTCATGGCTGGATCTATCCCTACGAATTTCATCATAATTTATCTTTTTATTTAAGAAGTTACGTTTAACATACTTACTTACAAATTTTAACAAATCATGATAGTCATAGTATTTTTTACCATGCTTCCATATTTCCATCAATGGAAAATATTCTAATTGCTGTGTTCCAAAAGTCATGAATAAGCAGTTATCATAAGTAGTCCTTGAATAACCATCCCACAAGTTTATGCCATCTAACATATCATAGTGAATAGTATCAACTGTATAGCTATCATCAGCTTCACTATAATAGCATCTTTCTAAAATCTTATCTCCTATCTTTTCAAGGCTCATAGTATTATATGCCATGAAGTGATTGTTCTGACCATTTACAGTAGTCACTGCCAATACTAACATAATAGCTAATGATAATTGTACACTACGCACTGTAGTGTTCATTTTAACGGGCTCTTTTTCCTTCTTTGATACATTGCGCTTTCTTGGTGCTTTCATGCCAATACCGTAGGCTTCTATGCCCTTCTCGATAAATTGAATCTCTAAAAAATATCCAAAGCAAATAACAGTACCTATAAAAATAAACATTGCGTAAAACTCCGCACCAGTGCTTTGACCTTGAATAGAAAAATACAATTCTAACAATGAAACTACGGTAGCACCTGCAGCAACCTTGGCTGGGTAAGGTGATCTCTTTTCACTTGGATTTAAAAAGTCAATAAAGACAATAGCAAATCTGCCAAACTGCAACATAAGAGAAGCAGGGATAGAGAGCAGTAGAGGAAGTGGAAGGAAGTACACATTTAGTGCAGCTGTGATAAGGTAAGTTAAAATAATACCTACAAAAATAATCTTTGGCATGGATGAAGCGATGTCATTAAATAGCCATTCAAAAGTTTGATTGTTAAAATTTCTTTTCATTTTGTTGTGGTGTTTAGTGATTGTCATAATGACATTACAAAAGTAATATAAAATAAATAAGTTGTATATATTTATGTAAAATAATTATAAAAAAAAGTGCTAAGAAATAATCTTAGCACCTAAATAATTGCTACTTATGCTTAAAATACCTAATCTTTTGGTTTGTTTTTATTAAACATCTCCCAGGATGACATAACCCTAATTTCTTTTGTTGCAGTTTCAATCCGCAATTCTTTAAACCTATCAATAGCTTCTTCAAGGTTCTTTGCGCTTACTGATACGCTTTTGCCATCCTCATATTTGATGACATATTTATTCATTTCTACTTCCATAATAAATCGTATAAATAGTAAATAATCCATAAAGCAGTTACTACTCCACCAACGGTGACAATGCCTTTAGCTGCCATGTTTGCCAATTCTTTATTTTCTTCACTCATCTTTATTTATTTAAATAATTTTTACTTGCTACTGGTTCACTGCCTTGATTAGAATATTTAGCATCTTCTTTTTTATCATAAGTAACTTTCGGCATCTCGCTAATTTCATGATAAACTATCTGTGCTATTTTCATGCCAGGATAAATCTTAATTCTTTGCACTGCAATGAGTTCTAGTGTCCAATGACCTTTAAAGCCAACGTCTCCGAATCCTGCTGTGACGTGGACGAAAAGTCCTAATCTCCCGAGGCTTGATTTTCCTTGCAAAATTGGCACATGGCGCAGTGTCTCTGTGTATTCAACAGTGGAGGCAAGGTAAATAACATTAGGCTGCAATATTAATCCTTCCGGAGGAATAATCATCGGTGCGCTAAGATTCTTTTTTCTTACATCTAATATACTATCTGTATATAATATTAAAGTGTTATGAAGAGTTAAATCATAGCTATTCGTTCCTAAGTTATTAGGATTAAATGGCTCAATTACGATGTTACCTTCACTAATTTCGTCGTTAATAGTTTTGTCTGTTAAAATCATTTTGTTTCGTTTTTAAAAGTTTTATTGTAATATTCTTCAAGGGACATATTATTTTCAATGTGTATAACAGCCGCTTTACCATCATTGTAAGCTTGTTTTATATTCTGCTTTTCCATTTCTTTGGCAATTTTAAAACACTCTTTGTATTTGTTCCTAAGTATTTCCGAATCAAAAGAAACAATGCCAAGTAAACTTATTTCTAAAATTTCAACTGCCGTTTGTTTCATTTCTCGTATTTTTTACGGTTATCAAAATCTTGTTTAGTAAAATAATATTCAGTGAGCATTGCAGCATTAGCCTGTAAGTGTGCAGCGTGAAGTAGTCCTGATTCTAAATCAATATCCTCTCCCAGTCTTATTGCTTCCAGGTGCCTCATTGCACTGGCTATCACCTCTGTCCATGGCATACCTTTCTCCCAGTTCCCCTCCGGATATTTACCAAGTGCCTGTGTCCATACTTTGGCATATTCACGGTTGGCAAGGGCAGGAATAAGGTCGTAGCGTAGTTTATCAGAGTTATAGCGAAGGCCTCTTACTTCATCGTATTCTTTCATATATGAAATGCTTTTAAGGAGTGTTCAAAGCCATTAGTACGCAATTTTAACTCACATAACATATCCATTGCAATTTGCATTGTTTCAAATTGTGTGTCTCTTGTAATTCTTAGCTTCCAAAAGTTGATGTAAGCTAATAAACTTCCTGTCCAGATAAAAGTAGTTTCTAAATTTAATGGTAAAATAGTGCGAGCTTGTTCCTTTGCCACTCCCAGCTGCAAGAGCTCATGGTAGGCAGTGGCGCAATAATTTATAACTGCATCTTGTATCATTAATGCTGCATCATTATCATACCTCTCTAAATGTCCTCCGCTGCCTTGCTTACTACTTTTGCTCTGTAATCTAAAATCTTCTATCTTATAATAGTTATCTTGAAAGTCAACGTATCTACCAGATATACTATTAGCAGTCAATCCTACCTGGTGCTTAAACAACTGCCTTTCTACATAAATAGGGCAAGTTATCCGGTACTGAATCTGTGGATGGCGAAAGGGAGAGGTGTGATTGTGTTCTGCAAGGTATTTAATTAACTTTTCATTCTGCTCCACAGTGTAATTACTGGCTTCTTTGCCAAAGGAAACGCGGGCCGCCGTTGCTACCATTTCATCGTTTCCAAATATTTCTAAAAGTTCTACTTTCATTTTAGTGGTTTTTATAAAAAAATGCCTGTCTGTTCCAGGCTGCCAATTCATCCTCTGACGCAATCAAGCCGAAAGAAATGTTTAATCCGCTCATACACTTCACTTGACTCCGAGGTCTGCAAATGTCTTATGTAGCCATGTGGCCTACTAATATTCTCTCTTGCCTAAAGCTACTTAACAATGTCCTGTAATTATCAGACGTTACTAATAATAACTTTTGCACTGCTCTACATTGCTCAAAGATGGCAGTAGCTTTAGGATATTTGCCTTTAACATAGTAATCAGTCAAAGTAGAGGAGTGTTTTATTCTTTTATACTCCTCCTCTGGCATATCACGAATGCAGCTCATCATCATTTGGGCAAAGATACTTTCATTCATTCCGCTTATTACTGTGTACCTTGAATAGTAAGCAGACAACTGCCGGAGATACTCATCGCACTCATCCAACATCTCTGCCGATGGTGCAGTAGTTATCCAGGCATTTACTTCTTCACAGAATGCCTGTATCTCCAGCATCTTACTATTCCACTCCTTCATCTTTGACTAATATAAGTGTGACTGTTTTTGTTTTCTCCTCCGCTATACCAGTGTTTATCTCCTCTCTTTTCATTTGCTCAATCTCATATTCCTTATCTATTATATTATTAGAAAAGGTATAGGACTTTCTTTGATAAGTAGAATAAGATACTAAAGCACCATGTACATCCATAGCCATTTTATTATCTTTTAATAAATACATTAACTGATCTTTTATTTTATCTTTTGTATAATCCAATGCCTTTAATTCTTTTGTAATTTCTGCATACTTTGCCATTAACTCACCAATATAACTACTATTATATCTTTCGTATGCCTCGCTAATCTCTTTCGCTGCCTTCCTTATCCT